TAGGATTAAGCGCGAGGGNCTAGATTTTCTTAATCGTCCTACTACTATTTCAGGTAAGGAACTCGATACTAATCTAATTCAGGGTAACAAAACTTCGGATGACGGAGTGTAATGATGAGCAATTTGAGTGGTTATAAGACCTATATTATTGCCGCGTTGATTGCAGTTGCCACTGGTGTGAGATACCTTGGTTACATTGACGATGCAATGTATCAAACTCTGCTTGGACTTTTGGGCGCGGGTGGACTTGCTACAATGCGTGCATCAGTTAATAAGATAGATACATCAATAGCCAAGGTTGATAAGAAACTTCTTATCATTCTTCCTTTTCTTCTATTCTTTCCTATCAACGCACGCGCGCAAAGCGTATCGACTTTGGAGTGGGATTATCCTAATACCACTCTCACCGAAGTGCAGGGATATACTCAAAGCATAACCGTAAATGGAACTCTAGTCACAATTACACCGGATTGTGTTACACAGGGTTCATCAGTTGTATGCTCAGTAGCTATCCCTCCACTCAATCCTGGAAGTAATACTGTTAGTGTGTCCGCCAGTAAGGATGGTGTGACTGCTGAAACACGTATTGTTGGAATGGACCCTAATAAATCACCTAAAAATCCTGGCAATCCGAAAGCTAAGATTGTTATCACGATTAATCTTGGTGGCTAATGGGTTTTGAGAAAGGATTTTGGAAGCCAAATAGGAAACAAGAAATATTCCTTTCGCTTCCAAATTCGATTTTTGAAGGTTTTTATGGTGGTGGAAACGGTTCTGGTAAGTCAGACGTTCTGCTAGTATATGGCCTAATTCATAAGTGGCATGAAAATCCCCGCTTCAAGCAGGTATTCATGCGACGAACCTACCCTGAAATGAAGAACGAGATAGTTCCTCGTTCAAGAGAAATCTATCCTAAATTTGGCGCAAGCTTTAATAAAACTGATATGGTCTGGACTTTTCCCAGACCTGATCAAATAGGTTCCGGAATGAATAATGCCGGAGCAATGATATTCCTCGGTCATTGTGAGACAGAAGATGATGTTCATAAATATGACTCGATGGAAATTAATTTATTTACTCCTGACGAGCTTACATCTTTCACTGAGTATATTTATCTTTACATTGGCTTTACACGCGTTAGAAGTGGGGACCGAAACTTACCAGCTATTATTCGTGCTGCTGGTATGCCAGGTGGTATTGGTCACACATTTACTAAGAAACGTTTTGTTTCGCCCTGTCCTGAGGGCGGAAAAATTATTGTTGGTAAGGGCGGAGTTAAAAGGTTTTACGTTCATTCTACTGTTGCTGATAATCCTAATGCTGACCCTGAGTATGCTGCTCGCTTGGACGGTATTCCAAACGAGGCTGAACGTAAGGCTAGAAAATTTGGTGATTGGGACGCATATCAAGGTCAAGTATTTGAGTTCAGAACAAAACTTTATCCAGATGAACCAGAAAATGCTCTACATGTAATACCCGCGTTTGAAATCCCAAGCTGGTGGCCGCGGTTGGTCATAGGCGATTGGGGTTTTGCAGCTATGACTTATATTGGTTACTATGCCATTAGTCCTAGTAAACGGATTTATTTGTATCGTGAGCGTTACTGGTTAAAAACAAAAATTGAAGATTGGGCGCCTATTGTTCGAGATGATATCAATAAAGAACATCCAAAAGTAGTTAAGTTCTGTAAGTCAGCGGGACAGGATAGAGGACAAGAACATACTATTCAACAACAAATTGAAGCCGCACTCGGAATGCCTATTGAATTATCTAATAATTCTCCGGGTAGCCGAATAGCGGGTAAAATGTTAGTCCATGAGTATTTGCGATGGACGCAGAAACCGAAGATTAAGCCAGAAGATATACCAGTTTATTCCGAAGAATACGCTCAGTGGGTTCTAAGAAATAAAGGACTATACGATTACAAAGCGTATCTTTCATTATTTGATCCCCAAGAAGAGGAAACTAATCTTCCAAAGTTTCAAGTTTTCTGTTGCGATGATTCTAGTATTAATCATGAAGGACATCCTGATTGTTGTCCGGTAATGATAAATGCTATTCAGGCGTGCTCTTATGATAAAAAGAGTAAAGATGGTAAAGCAGCAGAAGATGTCGCAGAATTCGATGGCGATGACCCTTACGATGATTTACGTTATGCTCTAGATTCTGCTGAAAGATATTTCGCTGAAGCTGGATTAGAGTTTGAAAAGATACAAAAGCAAGAGGCACTTACTAAAGCTTTACAGAATACTCATGATTGGACTGCATACTATCGAAATATGAAAACAGTAGAACAGTCAACACAGAGTATGCAGGTAGTAAGGCGGTTTCATCGTGGTCCGAGACGATAATGGAAATTGGATGGAACCTAATATCTATGATATAGATGATTCGGAACTGCCTAAACAAACTATTGGAAATTGGATTTGTATGGGCGTGGCAATGGGGTGTGTTCTTATCATATTCCCTTTTTTCTTACTGTGCCTATTCTTTTTAACAAGAGGAAATAATGCTAAATTGGCTGCATCATCTGATAAATCCTCATTGCCCTCATTGCATTGAGGAACGAGTCTGTAAGGCTTGTGAGATTTTACAATATGAAGTTGAAAGACTTCGAGCAGATAATCAAAAATTACTCGATAGAGTATTAAATGTTCCTAGTGTTCCACCTGAAAGGGATGAAGCGCCAGAACCAAAAGCTATTCGACCTAGAGCAACTACTTGGGCAATACGAAAACAAATGTTAGAAGCAGAAGATAGAGAGAAACTTAAGCTTCTAAGTAAAGCACCAGTAGCACAATCTACTGATGATTTAGAAAAAGAATTACTTAACGCTGAAATCAGTCGAGAATCAGAAGGTAAGTAACATTAGGGAAGTAAGGAGAAGTAATGGCTGGTATCAACATAAATCCTTCGTTCTACAATAAAATTCTGGGTGGGAATCCATTGCCCACGCAAGCTAATACTATGATTCCTAAACCTATGGCAATGAATAGGAATATGGGAGCAGGAGTTCCTATGGGTTTTCCTGGCTCTATGAATTCTTCTGCAATGAATCCAATGCCAACTTCTTCCATTAATTCAGGACTTAATATTGGTCCATCCAAACCAATGGGAATGGGAATGAATAGACCAATGAATATGTCCTCAATGAATATGCCCCAAATGCATGGTGGACAGAATGGTAATACTGGTATCAGTGGTGGATTGTTTGGTTCATTCAATAAGCTTCGGCAGCCGCAATTTTAGACAATGCCTAATAATCTACCTTCTGAAGAAGTTCAACGACTTCTTAGAGAAGTAGTTGATCATTTTGATAAAGAGGATGCCTCTATTCGCGAACGTCAAATTCGCACATGGAGACAATTAAAACTGGCATGGGATGGATATTCTAGAATCTGGTTTTCTGAAGTAGCCCATGATTGGAGAATATTTGATGCATCCCAAACGGGTGACACTGAACAAGCTGCATATGATAAGCCTGTTAATGTTTTCAGGGCTTATTTGGAGTCTATTATTGCGGCACTTTCCGTTACTGTTCCACCTATTAAATGTTATCCTGACGATGCCGATAATACTCTTGATTTGTCTACGGCAAGAGCCGGTGACAAAATTGCTGAACTCATTTATCGTCATAATGACGTGCCTCTATTGTGGCTCCATGCTCTCTTTATTTATTGCACTGAAGGAATGGTAGCTTGCTATTCATATCCTAAATCAGATGTAAAATATGGAACATACGAAAAAAAGAATTATGAAGATGTCGAAGAAACTCATTCAACAGTTACGTGTCCTGAATGTGGTTATCAACTAGATAATCAGATTCAAGACCCTGAACAAGCTGCGTTGAAGCAGAAGGCTAAACTTGAACAAGATAAGTTTATGCCTGATGAGTCTGATGTGCCAGTTCAGGATGTAGTTCAAGGAGATATGGAACTATGTCCATCTTGTATGCAGATGATTGCTCCGTTGCTTGCGGAAGAGACTTTTGTTATTACTCGTCTTGTTGGGGTAACTAATGAAGCTAAGAGCCGTATGTGTTTGGAAGCATACGGTGGTTTGTATGTAAAAGTTCCTAACTACGCAAAGAAACAGGAAGATTGCCCTTACCTTATCTATGCGTATGAGACTCATTTTGCAAATGTCATTGAACGTTATGACCATTTACAAAAGGGGGATTTAGCTCAAAAGCTAAAAGCTTCTACAGGACCAAAAGACCCTTATGAAGAATGGGGTCGTTTGAATCCACAATATCAAGGTGAATATCCTCAGAATGTTATTACTTGTAGGAATGCGTGGCTACGTCCAGCCGCATTCAATATCCTTGAACCAGAACAAGCTAAAGAACTTAAAAAACTTTACCCAAATGGTTGTAAAGTAGTTCTCGCGAATGATTGTTTTGCGGAAGCGTGTGATGAGGCTCTAGATGATTACTGGACTCTTACACATAATCCGATGTCGGATTTTATTCATCATGACCCTCTGGGTCTACTACTAGTTTCTATTCAAGAAATTACTAATGATTTGATTTCACTTACTCTTCAGACGATTGAACATGGTATTGGACAAACTTTTGCAGACCCTGGTGTCCTTAATTTCAATGCTTATCGTCAGATGGAATCAGTTCCCGGTGGTATTTACGAGGCTACCCCAAAGTCTGGTAAATCTATTGGTGATGCTTTCCACGAAGTTAAAACTGCGACACTTTCACCTGAAGTAATGCCATTTGGCACACAGATACAATCATTGGGTCAGTTGGTATCTGGCGCATTGCCATCATTGTTTGGTGGAAGTATTGAAGGTGCCGAAACAGCTTCACAATATTCTATGTCTCGCGCGCAAGCATTACAGAGACAACAGAATACTTGGAAGATGTTGATTTCTTGGTGGAAACAAATTTTTGGCAAGACGATTCCCATGTTCATCAAGGAAGTTAAAGATGATGAACGTGATGTTCAACGTGACAAAAATGGTGGTTTCTTCAACGTCTTTATTCGTAAAGCTGAACTAGAAGGTAAACTTGGAAAGATTGAACTTGAAGCGAATGAGAATCTTCCCCTCACATGGTCGCAAGTTAAAGATGTAGTTATGAAACTTCTGGAAGCTCAGAATCCAGAAGTATTAGCTATTCTTGGTGCGCCTGAGAATCTTCCTATTATTCGTGAAGCCATTGGTCTTACTGATTTTTTTGTTCCCGGAGAAGATGATAGAGAAAAAATTCACGATGATATCAAAGCTCTTCTAAATTCTGAACCACTTCAAACTGGCGATCCTATGATGCCAGAAATGCCATCAGTTGAAGTTGACCCAATATTCGATAATCTCGAAATGGGATTTGAAATTGTTCGTAATTGGGTAGTTAGTGAAGCTGGCCGACAGGCTAAAATTGACAACGAAGCTGGTTATCGTAATGTTCTGCTGTATGGTAAAATGTTTCATATGCTATCACAGCAACAGATGATGGCCCAACCCCCCGTTGGTGCTGACGGAAAACCTGTAAAAGAAGATCAAGCAGCACCCATAACTGGAGAACCTAATGAAGCCAATGTTTAATAAGATTTCGCAATTGTTTTTTGGTCCTAATGATACTGTTGGTATTGCACCCGGCACCCCAGCCTCTATTGGTAAAGGTGGTAATAGTGGTGTTCCCACTGTTAATCAACCTACCAGTAAAGAAGATGTTATCGAATTTCTGGGGGAAGATGATGAATCAACAGATGTCATCGATATCACTGATAAACCTACAAAGGGAACTGGGAATAAAGGCAAGGACAAAACTAATACTGAGAAGGAACTTTCGTCGGAGACTCAGGATGACGATGAAACTAGTGATGAAGATGACACCGACGATATTGATGAACTAGATGAACTTGAACAAGAATTAAAGGGACCAACTGATGAACAGTTGGAACTTGTAACTCCTGTTCGCCGTAAGGAAATTCTAAATAAGTATCCTAATCTTTTCAAGGATTTTCCGTATCTTGAAAAGGCATACTATCGTGAGCAGCAATTCACAGAACTTCTTCCTACTATTGATGATGCTAAGACTGCTGTAGCTAAGGCACAGACTCTTGATAACTTTGAAGCTGACTTGATGAAGGGTAATACCGAAACTATTCTTAAAGCTCTTAAGAAAGAGAATAATGAAGGCTTTAATAAACTTGTAGATGATTATCTTCCCACCCTCGCGCGCGTGGATGAAAGGGCATATTACCATGTTCTTGGTAATTTGACTAAACATACCATCGTCGCAATGGTGCAGGAAGCTCGTAGAAGTAATAATGAAGTGCTGCAATCCGCAGCTTCGATTTTGAATCAGTTTGTATTTGGTTCTACAGATTTTAAGCCTCCTGTGAATCTTTCAAAAAGTTCACCAGAAGAGCAGAAATCTGATGATAAAGTTAGTGAACGTGAACAGGCTCTTATTCGTAAGCAATTTGATAGCGTTCACGGTGAATTGAATACTAAAGTAAATAATACCTTGAAGAATACCATCGATGCACATATTGACCCTAAGGGTTCGATGTCAGATTATGTGCGTCGCAATGCAGCGAGAGATGCTCTTACGTCACTCAATGACCTTATTAGTAAGGATACTCGTTTCAAAGCATTGACCGATAAACTATGGGAGAAAGCTTTTGAGAGTGATTTCTCAAAAGAAACAACCGATAGAATTCGGTCAGCGTTTCTTAGCAAAGCAAAGACACTGTTGCCATCAGTGATTAAAAAGGCCAGAAATGAAGCTTTGCGAGGAACTGGTCGTCATGTAAAAGATGATGATAATCAGTCAGAAACGACTTCTAATAATAGGGGTCCAATTGCAGCAGGAAGGCCACGTTCCCAACAGCCAAGTGGCAAGATTTCTAGCGGAAAAGATATTCCAAAAGGAATGTCTACACTCGATTTCTTGAATTCATAGTTTAATTCCTAATTATGAATTCGAGATTAAGGAGAAACCTGTGGCTGTTGTAGAATCACAGGTAGCAGCANTGGAACTCGAAAGNGTTCTTCCNAAAATTCGTGTTCTGTTCGAGCGCGATGATAAATTCTACGCTAACATCAAGAAGCGTGACG